AGATGTAAGTTATTTAAGTGGGTTTAATGTAGATGGTAGTTTTATTGGAGATAGAATGAAGTCAGCAATAAAAGGTGCTTTAACTGCTAAAACAACAGAAGAAAAATTAGGATATTTAGGAGATTTTAGTTCTTATATTCCTAGTGATTTATTAGAAGAAAATAAAAAAGCATATATTGGATATGACAATGATAGACAAACTTATGCAATGTACCCTGAAGCTACAATAGCTCAAGAATTATTTAATGATGGTGCTAGATATGGACAATACAAAGGAAGATTTATGAGTAATTTTCAATTATTAGAAATGTGGGCAGAAGGTAGATCTACTAATTCACCTGTGCCAGAATTTGAATTAGAATTACCTTCATTAAATCAAGATGATAATATGCCAGTAGAAATTATAGAATAATGCCTGATGTATATATTGCTAGTGGTAATCCTTATTACCAGACAAATGATGATATTTACAACAAAACAGAACAACAACCTACTGCTTTTAATTTTGTAAATATAGCTCAAGGTATACTTGATGAAAATGTTATAGGATTAGGTGCACAAAAATTAGTTAGAACAGTATTTCAAAATAGACCAGATTTATATGAAGTCGATATAAGTTACGATCCTTTTTATGATCCACAGCTAGAGCCATATAAAGAATTTATGGGAAATTTTTTACATTCTAAAAATGCAGATCATACTACTTATTTATTAGATAGATTTAAAAAGAAAATGAAATCTATAAATGGAGATCCGGGCTATATAATTGGAAGAATTATTGGTGGTCTTACAGATCCTTCAAGTATTTTTATGTTTACTAAAGCTGGTAGATTTTTATTTACAGGTAGTAGATTAAAAAGAAGTGCTTTAGGTGGAAGTATTATTGGTGGAGAAGAAGCTGTTAAAGGTTATCTTGATGATACAAGAACAAGTGCAGAAAGAGCTACTATTACTGCTGCTGGATTTATTGTACCAGCTATGTTTCCTAGTTTACCTAATGGTAAGTCAGCTAAAAAATTTGATAGATATGCAAATATGTATGATGAACAAGATGCATTTGCTGCTGGTACTACTGGTGCTGCTGTACCAAGAAGTAGCAGAATAATGACAGAAGAACAAATACAAGAAATGAATAAAATATCTCCTACTGGTTTAGGTGTGTTTGGAGAACAAGGCCCATACAATCCTGTATTTAGAGTTATGAAACAAGGAGTAAGTGAAGCTCAAGAAATGATGGAAAGAATGTTAGAAATTCCTTTATTTCAAAATAAAAATTTAAAAGATATTATTACAAGACCAAGTGTAGAAAGAAAAATTAAAATGAGATATGCTCCTTTAGTTATTACTACTACAAAAAAAATAGAAGCTGCCTACAATAGTTATCTTGCTAGACAAGGAGCAAAAAGTCAAAACTTTTTAGAAAGAGGTTTAGATACAAAGTTTGTTAAAGGTAAAGCATACATGACACCCAAAGAATTTAGACAAGCTATTTGGGAATATAAAATGGGAGCAAGGTATGGAACACAAACAGTATTTGATGAAGATGTAATTACTGCATCAAAAGCTATTGATGATTTTTATAGAACAATAGGAAAAGAATATGACAGTTTAAAAATACCTCAAAAAGCAATGGAAAAACATATTGATTTTTTACAACAAGTTTTAGCTAAAACTAAAAATCGTAAAAAAAGAGAAGATATGATTTTACAAATTGCTAAGATGGAAAAAAGATTAGAGTATGTAAAAGAAAATGGATCTTTAATTAATAACTATATTAATGTTGTTTATCGTAGAGATGTAATTGACGCAAACTTTGATAAGTTTGTAAAAACTTTAGGAATGGCTTTACGAGAAAGAAATCCAGCAATTACACAAGATGAAATATTAGATATTGCAGAAGGATTTAAACAATATCAACCTGTAATAGCTATGCCTAATTTAGCAGATGAATTAAAGATTGCAGCTGGAAAAGGAACTTCGGCTGACATTGATGGGTATATAGAAAAGATAAATAAAATATCAAATAGATTTAAACAACGAACAATAAATATTGATTACCGACATTTAGCTAAAGAAGGTTTTATTGAAACCGATACACAAATTTTAAATAAAATGTATTTTAACCAAACTATTCCTGACATTGAAATTACTAAAGCATTTGGTGATCCTATGGGATTTGGCACAAATTATATTCCTAAACAAAATCAAATGGGAATAAAACAAATTGCTGAAACATATGATGAAATGATTATAGCTGCTAAAACTCCAAGAGAAGCTGAAGCATTAGAAGTACAAAAAAATAAAATATTAAAAGATTTAGATGCTGGTATACATTTATTAAGAGGTACTTATGGTTTAGCAGAAGATCCTAATAGATCTGTTAGTAGAGGTATTAGACTAATGAAATTATATAATGCTATGACTATGCTTACTGGTATAGCTCAAACAGTAGATGTTGCTAGATTAGTAATGATTAATGGTATGGGTAAATCTTATAAAATTTCTTGGGATTTATTAACAAGTGGTTACTTTAAAGAAATATATAAAATGAATTTAAAGACTACTCAACTTGGTGGTGAATCTTTAGATATGTTTGCTAGTACAAGAGCTATGGCTATGTATGGTTTAGATGATGCTTTTGGTGTGTTTAATAAATTTGAACGAGGAGCTAGTAGCATGTGTAATTTATATTTTACTTATTTAAATTTATCTAACCCTTGGAATACAGCAGTAAAAAATATTGCGTCATTATACAATGGAACAAGAATGTTTGAAGCAATAGAGCAACAAATATTAACTGGTAAAATATCAAAAGTTAATAAAGCTAGATTACGAAGTATGGGTATTAGTGAATCTATGGCAAAAAGAATATATAAACAATATACTAAATACGGTTATGGAGTTAATGCTAGAAAATGGAAAGCTAATGGAGATACATATAAATCTTTAAGAGTAGCTAATTCTGATGAATGGACAGATAAAGAAGCAGCAGATTTTTTTCATTCAGCAATAGGTAAACAAGCTAATGTAGATATTGTTACTCCAAGCAAAGGTGATGTGCCATTATGGGCAAATACTGAAATGGGTGGACTATTAACTCAATTTAAAAAATTTGGTATGGCTGCTACTCAAAGAATATTGCTTAGAGGATTACAAGAAAAAGATGCTAACTTCTTTAGTGGAGTATTATTATTATTAGCTGCTGGAGCTGGTGTAGATGCATTTAGACAAAAAGCATTTAATAGAGATTATTCTAAAAAACCATTTGGTCAAAAGATTGTAGATGCATTTGATAGATCAGGATTAGGTGGTATTTATTCTGATATTAATAATGCTATTGAAAGATTAGGTAATAATGAAATAGGATTACGACCATTATTAGGAGCTAAAAAACCTTATGGAACATATAGAGATATATTTAATAATCCTGTACCTGATGTTCTTGGGCCTACTGCAAGTCAAATTGCTAATATATCAGATATAATGTGGACTTGGGGAACAGGTAAGTACAATCATCATACAGCTAGGAATGTGCGTAGACTTTTACCGTTTCAAAATGTATGGTTTTTAGATTCATTATTTGATGAGATAGAAGAAAAAGGACTTAGATGAGTATAACAATATCAGCAACAGATCCAAGAGTACAATATACTGCTAGTGGTGGTCAAACAGCATTTAGTGTACCATTTGAATTTTTTGCAGATGCAGATTTAGTAGTAATAAAAACTTCTGGTGGAACAGATACTACATTAAGTTTAGCTTCTAGTCCATCTAGTGCAGCACAATATTCTGTAACTGGAGCTGGAGCAAGTGGTGGTGGTAATATTACTTTAGGTGGTGGAGCTACTGTNNNTGATAAATATACNATATNTAGAAATTTAAGTATTTCTAGATCNACNGATTTNCCAACNTCNGGTACATTCCCAATAGAAACATTAAATACAGAATTAGATAAACTTGTTGCAATGATACAACAAAAAGGAGTAGATATTAAACTATCTCCTAGAGCTTCTTCTTCATCATCAACTGCATACAATTTAATATTTCCTGAGTTAGTAGCTAACAAAGTATTGTCAGTTAATTCTTCTGGTAATGCTATTGAGTTTAGTCAATCAATTACTGATGTTCAAGCTGTAGCTGCAATAGCTTCTGATGTATCGGCTGTGGCTGCAATAGCCAGTGATGTAGCAGCAGTAGAAAATATTGCGAGTGATGTATCAACTGTTGCCGCAGATGCTTCTGATATAGGTGCTGTAGCTGGAAAAGCTACCGAGATTGGAAGATTAGGTACTTCTGATGCAGTAGCAGATTTAGCAATACTAGGTACTTCAGCAATCGTAACTGATATGGATTTATTGGCAACTTCTGCCAATGTAACTGCTATGGGGCATTTAGGTACTTCGGCTAATGTNACNGCTATGGGATTANTNGGNACAAGTGCTGNTGTNNCTGATATGGNNTTANTAGGTNATNCNGATGTNATTGCTGATATGGCTCTCCTTGCTGATGCTGATGTAATATCAGATATGAATACTCTTGCTACAAGTGATATTGTAAGTGATCTTAATACTCTTGCAACAAGCGATATAGTTTCTGATTTAAATACCC